ACCGAGGTTCGATAAAAGCACCTTGATTTTTAGGTGCTTTTATCGAGATCAATTAATCATACCCAAGCTCATATGGAGCGAAGTTAATCACTTCTTCATCTAGCCAGTCATTTAACTCTTTGATACGTTTTTGTAAGGGTATAAGTTCATTACGCACAAACACCTTACTGGCCTTCTCCACATCCCCAAACCCCCCAACATTGCTCGGCATAATCCCCATCATCTGCGGCGGTACGCGGTGTGCTGCCATCATGTCATCCCGGCTCACGTTCTTGATATTGAGAAACTCATCCTTCGCCGCCACCTCTGACAGCGGGATGATCTGAATCCCATCTTTTTTGCCGTTGGGCGAGTACATGAACAGGTTGCGGAAGTTGCCCGGTCCCTTGGCGCTTTTCATAGCCTGGCGGATATTGTCCACATCCTGCTGATTCTGTGCCGCGTCGGTCATGTACATGATGAAGCCCGCGTGGCTGCCGTTGATGTAATACTTCCGGCGGAACAGCGTGGCGGATTCGTTAAGTAGCGCTGACGGAATGGCTGAGAGATAGCCGGGTACCGTCAAAACCGTTACCGGGGCACTACGCGATTGGATTGAACAAAACCCGCAGCTGGCAGGCACGTTACTGAAAGTGGCAGCTGCAGCTGCAGCGATCACCGTTGCACTAGGCATATTAGCCGTCGCGGTAGCTGCCGTCCTGGGACCGCTGGCGGTGATCCGCTTTGGCTTCTCCATGCTGGGTGTAAAAGCGTTCCCATCGCTGGCTGCTGCCGCCTCCCGAACCGGCAGCGTGCTGTCATGGCTGGCTGGCGCACCGCTTACTTTACTGCGCGGTGGAATAACAGCTGTCGGTGGTGTACTGCGTTTTCTCGTATCCGGCCCGCTGGCATTACTTCGGGTTGCGCTGAATGCCATTTCCGGCCTGCTGGGGGCATTGCTCAGTCCGATAGGGCTGGTTGTGGCTGCGTTCGCAGGGGTAGCAGTGGTTATCTGGAAATACTGGCAGCCCATCAGTGCATTTTTGGGTGGCGTGGTTGAGGGATTCAAAGCCGCTGCAGCACCAATCAGTGCCGCATTTGAGCCTCTGCGTCCCGTTTTTCAATGGATTGGCGATAAGGTGCAGGCATTGTGGGGATGGTTTTCTGATTTACTTGCGCCGGTTAAATCCACATCTCAGGAACTTAGCAGCGCAGCTGCAATGGGGCGCAGGTTTGGAGAGGCGCTGGCAGAAGGTCTGAATATGGTGATGCACCCGCTGGAGTCGCTTAAGTCAGGTGTGTCATGGTTGTTGGAAAAACTCGGCATTGTCAGTAAAGAAGCTGCAAAAGCGAAATTACCTGAGCAGGTCACAAGGCAGCGGCCTGCCACGGTCAACAGTGACGGCAGAGTGGTGCTGCCGCCAGGCGGATTCCCGCCAATGGGGTTTGCTGGCATGTACGACAGCGGCGGCACGATACCACGAGGGCAGTTTGGCATTGCCGGTGAGAACGGCCCGGAAATTGTGAACGGTCCGGCATATGTGACCAGCAGGCGGCGCACTGCAGCGCTGGCTTCGGTGGTTGCCGGTGCTATGGGCGTGGCAGCTGCGCCTGCGGAGGCCGCGCCCCTGCATCCGTACAGCCTCCCGGCTGTGATATACACACAAAGCCAGCCTGCAAAATCCGCCAGCGTGCCGACAGTGATCCGTTACGAGATTAACGCGCCCATTCATATTACCGCCCAGCCCGGACAGAGCGCGCAGGATATTGCCCGCGAAGTGGCGCGGCAGCTTGATGAGCGCGAGCGCAGGGCCAGGGCTAAAGCACGCAGTAATTACAGTGATCAGGGGGGATATGATACATGATGATGGTGCTGGGATTATACGTTTTCATGCTGCGTACCGTGCCTTATCAGGAGCTGCAGTATCAGCGCAGCTGGCGGCACGCAACGAACAGCCGGGTGAACCGCCGCCCGTCAACGCAGTTTCTTGGTCCTGACAATGACTCCCTGACGCTTTCTGGCGTGCTGCTGCCGGAGGTGACGGGCGGCAGGATGTCTCTGCTGGCGCTGGAGCAGATGGCGGAGCTGGGCAAGGCATGGCCTTTGATTGAGGGCAGCGGGACCATTTACGGCATGTTCGTGCTCGAGAGTCTGAGCCAGACAAAAACGGAATTTTTTGAAAGCGGAATGCCGCGGCGCATAGAGTTTACGCTCACCCTGAAACGGGTTGATGAGTCGCTGTCTGATATGTTCGGCAGCCTGAGCGATCAGCTGAGCAACCTGCAGGATTCCGCAACGACTGCGATGGGTAATATCAAAAATACAGTGGGGGGATTATTGCAGTGAATTTTAATTCTGATCTCCTGAACCCGCACAGCAAAAGCCCGGCTTTCAGTATCGTCATTGAAGGTAAGGACGTGACCACGGTAATGGATGCACGCCTGATGAGTCTGACGCTTACCGATAACCGGGGTTTTGAGGCTGACCAGCTCGATCTGGAACTGGACGACGCTGACGGGCAGATTGTCCTGCCGCGACGTGGTGCGGTTATTCAGCTGGCGCTGGGGTGGAAGGGCCGGCCACTTTTCCCCAAAGGAGCATTTACCGTTGATGAGATTGAGCACAGCGGTGCGCCGGATCGTCTGACCATTCGCGCGCGTAGTGCCGATTTCCGCGAAACCCTGAATACCCGGCGTGAAAAGTCATGGCACCAGACCACCGTGGGGGAGGTGATAAAGGAAATCGCGACCCGGCATAACCTGAAAATTGCCCTGGGCAAAGACCTGATCGATAAGCCGCTGGATCACCTAGACCAGACCAACGAAAGCGACGCCAGTTTTTTGATGAAGCTGGCCCGGCAGTATGGAGCCATCGCGTCAGTGAAGGACGGCAATCTGTTATTTATCCGCCAGGGGCAGGGCAGAACGTCGAGCGGCAGGCCCCTACCGGTGATTACAATTGAGCGTAAGGCCGGTGACGGGCACCGTTTTACTCTTGCCGATCGTGGTGCTTATACCGGAGTGATCGCCAGCTGGCTGCATACCCGTGAACCGAAGAAGAAAGAAACCACACAGGTGAAGCGCCGCCGTAAGAAAACCGCTGCACCCAAAGAGCCGGAGGCAAAGCAGGGGGATTATCTGGTGGGAACGGATGAAAACGTGCTGGTCCTGAACCGGACCTATGCCAACCGCAGCAATGCGGAGCGTGCAGCCAAGATGCAATGGGAACGTCTGCAGCGTGGTGTTGCGTCCTTCACCCTGCAGCTCGCAGAAGGCCGGGCCGATCTCTATACGGAAATGCCGGTAAAGGTCAGCGGCTTTAAACAACCGATAGATGATGCTGAATGGACCATTACCACCCTGACACATGCAGTCAGCCCGGAGAATGGTTTTACTACCAGTCTGGAGCTTGAAGTAAAAATTGATGATTTAGAAATGGAATGAATAAGTTCACAAAATGGAAGTGTGGTGTATCATTACGTGATTAAGGGGAATTGCCTGGGGAAAAGCGGATATGATGAATTGTCCGAAATGTGGACATGCTGCGCATACTCGTAGCAGCTTTCGTGTGTCAGACAACACAAAGGAGCGCTACTGCCAGTGCCAGAATATTAATTGCGGTACCACCTTCGTTACTCATGAAACCGTAGTGCGCTTTATTGTCACTCCTGGACTTATCGATCATGCCACTCCGCACCCATTAAATGGTGGTCAGGGACACATGAATTTTTAACAAACAACCCGCTTCGGCGGGTTTTTTTATTGCGGAGGGTTAAAACCTGCAGCCACTTTGCTGCCAATGCGAAGTTAGAAAATAAAAAAGCCACCGTGAAAGGTGGCTTAATTATATGATTTTAAAGCTAAATTCTGGTGGCCCCTGCTGGACTTGAACCAGCGACCAAGCGATTATGAGTCGCCTGCTCTAACCACTGAGCTAAGGGGCCGTGGCGGGGGATTATAATGTAACTTCCCGCTTCAATCCAGCCATAAGCGTGTACCTGCCGTTTTTATAAACAACCTATAATCAATCCTTTATACTTCATAGATGATCCCATAACTGGAGCTTTAGATGATCAACGATATTCTCGCGCCTGGCCTGCGGGTGGTGTTCTGCGGGATTAATCCCGGTAAATCGTCGGCGCACACGGGTTTTCATTTTGCGCATCCGGGCAATCGCTTCTGGAAAGTGATCCACCAGGCGGGCTTTACCGATGAGCTGCTGAAGCCGGAGGAGGAGATGCGTCTGCTGGATACCCGCTGCGGTATCACCATGCTGGTGGAGCGGCCCACGGTGCAGGCCAGCGAGGTTGACCTGCACGAGCTGCGTACCGGTGGCCGTGAGCTGATTAAGAAGATAGAGGACTATCAGCCCGATGCGCTGGCGATCCTCGGCAAGAAGGCCTATGAGCAGGCATTCAGCCAGCGTGGGGTGAGCTGGGGCAAGCAACAGATCACCATTGGTGCAACCCAGGTGTGGGTGCTGCCGAATCCGAGCGGCCTGAACCGGGCGACGCTGGATAAGCTGGTAGAAGCGTACCGGGAATTAGATGAAGCGCTGATCGTGCGCGGTTTATAGCGCCCATAAAAAAACCCTCCGAAGAGGGCTTTTTACGGGTGGCTTGTGGGCGATTAATCGTCCAGGAAGCTGCGCAGTACTTCAGAACGGCTCGGATGGCGCAGTTTACGCAGCGCCTTCGCTTCGATCTGACGGATACGCTCGCGGGTTACGTCGAACTGTTTACCCACTTCTTCCAGCGTGTGGTCGGTGTTCATATCGATACCGAAACGCATACGCAGAACTTTCGCTTCACGGGCGGTCAGACCAGCAAGTACGTCATGGGTGGCGGCACGCAGGCTCTCGGTGGTGGCAGAATCCAGCGGCAGCTCGAGGGTGGTATCCTCGATGAAATCACCCAGATGCGAATCTTCATCGTCGCCGATTGGCGTTTCCATGGAGATCGGCTCTTTGGCGATTTTCAGCACTTTACGGATTTTGTCTTCCGGCATCAGCATGCGCTCGGCCAGCTCTTCCGGCGTCGGTTCACGACCCATTTCCTGCAGCATCTGGCGGGAGATACGGTTGAGCTTGTTGATAGTCTCAATCATATGCACCGGAATACGGATGGTGCGCGCCTGATCCGCGATGGAGCGGGTGATCGCCTGACGGATCCACCAGGTTGCGTAGGTGGAGAACTTATAACCACGACGGTATTCAAACTTATCAACCGCTTTCATCAGGCCGATGTTGCCTTCCTGAATCAGATCGAGGAACTGCAGACCGCGGTTGGTGTATTTCTTGGCGATAGAAATAACCAGACGTAAGTTCGCTTCCACCATCTCTTTCTTCGCACGACGCGCTTTCGCTTCGCCAATGGACATACGACGGTTGATGTCTTTTACCTGCTCAATGGTCAGGCCGGTCTCTTCTTCAATTTGCTGCAGCTTCTGCAGGCCACGATGCACGTCGTCTGCCACTTCATGCAGTTTTTCAGACCACGGTTTGTTCATCGCGATAGCCGCGTTGAACCAGGTTTCGCTGGTTTCGTTGCCGGTGAACAGCGTGATAAAGTTTTTCTTCGGCATTTTGCACTGTTCAACGCACAGCTTCATGATCAGGCGTTCCTGGGTACGCACGCGATCCATCATGACGCGCATGCTGTTAACCAGGTAGTCGAACTGTTTTGGCACCAGGCGGAACTGCTTGAACACTTCCGACAGCTTCAGGATCTCTTCCTGGGCGCTGGCGTGGCTGCGGCCTTTCGCTTTGATGGTGTCACGGGCAACCATATACTGCGTGCGCAGTTCGGCAAACTTCTCGCGAGCCAGTTCAGGGTCGATGCTGTTGTCGTCGTCGCTGTCGTCGTCTTCTTCGTCTTCGTCTTCTTCGTCGGTCGCCAGCTCTTCGGTGGACAGTTCAGAACCGACATGCGTCGCGGTCGGCGCCAGATCTTCTTCTGCGTTCGGATCGACAAAGCCGGTGATGAGGTCAGACAGGCGCGCTTCTTCCGCTTCCACACGATCGTACTGCTCAAGCAGATAGGTGATCGCTTCCGGATATTCGGCAACGGAGCACTGAACCTGGTTGATCCCGTCTTCGATACGTTTGGCGATGTCGATTTCGCCTTCGCGGGTCAACAGCTCAACGGTACCCATTTCACGCATGTACATGCGCACCGGGTCGGTGGTACGTCCGATTTCAGACTCAACGCTGGACAGCACCTGTGCGGCAGCCTCTTCCGCATCTTCATCGGTGTTGTTTGAGTTTTCAGCAAGCAGCAGATCATCGGCGTCCGGTGCTTCTTCCATCACCTGGATGCCCATGTCGTTGATCATTTGGATGATGTCTTCGATCTGATCGGAGTCGACGATATCTTCCGGCAGATGGTCATTGACC